TTTTTATTTTTATTAAAATATTCATTTAACAGGACCTAACAAGACATCTTTCTCAACTTGAACAATATTAATACCATCCATTTCAACTTGTAAAGCAAAAAGCCAATCACCTTTATTGCCGTAAGCACACTTATTTTTCTCATAGACATGACGACCCAACAACTCTTTCATAGTAGGAAAATGATTAAAGAGCTGCTCAGCAGTCATAGCACACCTTCTAATCATCTTATTAATAGTAAGACGACCATCAACAGAATTAACAGCATCGAGATACATCTGATAAGGAGTCCTAACTCTACCCATCATCATATACTCATAAAAATGCAATATCAATTCATAATGAAAATAATTAGTACCATAAGTATGCCAAGCAGCACTAATGGACTTAAGAATATATTTTTCAGGATAAGCTTCTGAATCACAAAAAAGCTTAACCATAGGTTCCATCAGAGGAACATAAGGCAAAACCGGAGCCAAATCAACAGTATTAATCGTATTCTTAATAAAAAATTTTTTCAAAAATTTGGGTCCAGCATATCTCAATCCACCAGTGTGATAATCAGGAACAGACAAAAAAACATCATACTCCTTAAAATCACGAAGTATCATGTCCATATACTCAGCAAGAAAAGTAGCAAAAGAATTAACATTTATTATAGAGCGTAAAAATTTAGGACAACAAATGATATGATCATCTCCATAAACTACAATTCCAAGATAACGTTGTTTAACCATTAACATAATAACGTCAGCCAAAGTATAATGAACAGTCATAGTATGAGTTATGTACAGACAAAAAGCTAAGAGCATAACCCAGCTATCACCATGTGAAGTCTCAGTACCACCGGAATACATAAGTCCTTTCATGATTCGCCAAAATGTTCCGGCACATAGAACTACTTTCGTGGATATGTGATACATAAGCTTCTTAACTAAATCACGAATAAATTTTTTTTTTGTGATTGATTCATTTTCTTAAAATTAAAATATCGAGTACCAGTCGCTATGTAAAGATAAAGCTGCCAATCTTTTATCTTTTTATCAAGCCCTTCAATATCACCATCGAACCAGAAAATCTCATCTGACTTGTAATTAAGAAAAAGAGCAAGCTCATACATACCACCATGATCAGGTTTCATACCAATTCGTATCACATTATTTCTTTCCCATTGCATTCGTTCACTAAATAATAGCTTAGACAAATAACAATGTTCAGTACTCGGTATAAAAAATTCGCGACTTTTTAAATTCATCTTAAGTATGCCTTCATAATTTTTAGTATAACCAAGCTTAAATTCACCTTTAATCTTAGTGACATTAATAGGTTGATAAGAAACTTTTTTTCCAGACGCCATATCTATCATCATGCGATGGAACAACTTAATAGAAGCCTGAAGATGAAAAATTTTATTACCACTATTCTTTATAACATAAGTAACATCTCCAATAGCCTCAGTTGTATTTCTTCCAGTAAGAATCCCACCAGAAGTACCAACTTTAACGAAATCAAATAATCGCTTAGGAGAGTATTGAAAATCCACTGTTCCGATACGATTTTCACACTCTAAAAAACCCTCAAGCATACGAAGGGTCTGAGGCAAATATTTTCTAATTTCAGCAAAGCTAGCTCCACGCATGGTACCATCAACATTAAAGGTCTTATACAAACTCATAAGCTTCTGAGGAGAAACATCATTAGTAGTATAAATAACCTGAGATAAACCGTGCCAAGTTTCATATAATATCTTGTACCAGCTAAAACGCTTAATACAAAGGTCAACAAGGGAACCCGGCACCACATTAATGGTACTACCTATTAATCTCTCTATATATCTATCGCTCAAAAACTTAACAATTTCAGATAAAAACTGAGGAATAGTGATATTCGTAGGAACAGGATCATTTTTATGATTAGTAAGAGGTTTAATAGCAACTTGAGATACACTAGTATAAAGCTCACGATAATACTCAAGAAAACACCCCCAATGAATTTGCTGGCGCTTAACCAGCTCTGCACCTACCATATAATACTTAGAAACTAATTCGGCATACACACTTTGAATCAAATCATCACGATCACGGAAATCCTTAGTACATCTAACAATTGGATCTACATTAGTATTCTTAACAGAGAAAATTCTGACACCACATTTCTTATTATCAACATAGTTGCCAGCATGCCTATAACACTCAACATTATTCTCAAATTCCATACGTTTTGAATTACGATAAAACAAATAATTTATTACGGGTCTCTTAGTTTTTCCTATTTTTGCAATGTAAAAGTCTAAATATTTTAAATCCAG